CCTAAATATACTAAGAGTATTTTTCCTGCCACTGTACAAACGATGATGGCTCTTATTGGTAATAAATCAACCCAGTTTGATTTTGTTGTATCTAAAACAAACCCTATAAAAGCACCTCATACACTCTATTTCGATAAAAATAGTAAACAAATCAATGCAGGCAGTGGATGGCTTAAACATTTTACTCTTGGCACTACCGATATAAACCCTAATCGTGACGCTAATAGCTATAAATATTGGTATATCCCCACTTTCGTATCAGGGCGTTTGGACGATAAAGCCAAAACCTACTACCTCTATATCAAAGCCTCCAAAACCACCGAAACGGGCGAGTTATTCTCCAATGAAAACAAAATAGATATAGAGCAAGAAGCAGGCTTTTATCATTTCCTATATGCCACCGTTAATTCTGAATACGAAGGTGATCGTGGTATCTCAAAACTTAATGGCTTTACTGAAATCACTGGTGGGCAAATCAAAACCGATAAGATAACATCAGGAAATGGAGAGCAGTATATACATCTCTTTGACGACCATATAGAAATCAAAGCCAATCTCAAAATAACAGATGGCAACAAAACAGAAATAAAGCAACTTGTAAGCCCTGATTTGCTTTCATTGGAGAATAGATTGAAGTCAAGCATTAAAAATATTCAGATTGGTGGACGTAACCTAATCACTGATAGTAAGAACGAGCGTTATAAAGAGTATAAAGGTACGGTAGAAGATTATATCTATTATGGTATAGTAGGAGGTACTTTGGAAAAGAATACAACTTATACATTGTCTTTGGAATACAAAAGTGAAAATTTAAGGAATGTAGAAATGTTTTTTATAAATGAAGGCGTTTCTCAAGTTCACGTTAAAAATATTCCAAATACTAATGGCGAATGGAAAAGAGAGACACTTACATTCACTACTGACGCCAATTTAAGTCCAAAAGGCTCTATACGTATTGATAACAATGGAAGTGATACGGGTAATGTAACCTCTAAACTTTGGACACGAAATGTTAAACTTGAAAAAGGAAACATCGCAACAGACTGGTCTCCCGCCCCTGAGGATTTAGAAAACCAAATATTAACAGCTAAAACTGCTACCGAAGCATACGCACGAGCACAAGCAGAACTCACCAAAACACAAGCTATAGCAGCAGCAGACGGCAAAATTACAGAAGCAGAACAAAGACAAATACAACAACTCCAATTGAAACTCCAAGAAGCTAAAAACTTTGCACAGCAAAAGGTTAATGAGTTACAAGTAGGAGGACGTAACTATATATTAAAGTCAAATGATTTTATCACCAGTGAATATAAATTTCTTAATATATCTCCCTCATTTAGGAATGAGGTTGTAAAAAGTGACAGCATTACATTATCTGTTGATATAATGTTTAACAATCTCATAGGAGGAAAACGTTTAGGGATTGAGTTTTTTATAAAATATACAGACGATACTTTTCAATATTTTAATGTATGGAGGTGGATAAATACTAGTGATATAGGCAATTCATTTTCTGAAAGAATAGTTAATATTATTCAAAACGAGCACAAAGGGAAGAAAATAAAAGAAATATCACCGTTAGGATTACACATACAATGTTCAGCTGAAAGCATTAAAATTTCTAATCCAAAATTAGAAATAGGCAACAAAGCCACCGATTGGACTCCTGCGCCTGAGGATGTATGGGATACAATGGTAGATTTAGGTATCATCGATAAAAACGCAATGAACCTCACCGAAGCTGAAAAAGCAAATGTTAAGTTTATCAATGGTATGTTTAGCAAAGGTGCTGATTATACCAATGGTACAGAAGTAGTAAAAAATACAATCACTACTGGAGCTTTAACTGTTGGTAATACATTAGGAGGTAACGCAGGTATTAATGGTGCTGGACTTGATGGTAAATCTATTCGTTTCTTTGCTGGTGCTAACTATAGAGACAAAGAAAGTGCCCCTTTTAGAGTTCAAGATGATGGGAGTATATATGCTTCAAAAGGTCAAATAGGTAGATTCAAAATAGAAAGTGCTGAAAATACATCTCTTATAGCTAACGGATTACAAATAAAATCACAAGGTATCATAAACGCTTACGGAAAAGGAATTGACCGTAATACATCAGTTATAATAAATGACCCCAGTCAATTAAATGAACCGGTAGGAAATCGACCCGTTATTAATGTATTTTCAAGTGGATTTAATAATTTATCTCATTCATCAATGGAAATTATTAGTAGAGGCGGTAGATATAATAAGGCTCTTATATTAGATGCAAGCATAACGAGCTCTTCATCATATAATGCAATAGCATTAGATGTTGTTTCAGGATATATAAAAACATCTGAAAAAACAGCCTTTATAATGAAAGGGAAAGCTATGTTTGAAGAAACATACATAGGGGCTTCTTATAGTGACATCATAACATCAAGCATAGGTTTTTGTCATACTTATGTATTCAATAGTGTTTCAAGTGATAATGTTTTTCTTTCTAATCGTTGGGAAATTGAAAGTTTAATAGGAAAAAGTAATATAACCTTTGAACTGCAAATTATGGCTACTTTTAATATTTCAAGAAACATTATAATAAGAGGTAGAACTGGAGGAAGATTACTTGATAATAGTGGCAATCCGTATAGCGGAGCAGATGGAGTTTTATCATTAGGAAGGGGAAATACACTAATACTTCGTTATGTAGATGGACATTATTACATAATGAGCCATAGAGAATAAATAACAACTTAATATAACAAACATTATGCAAATCATTCAAAAAACAACCCGAATTACTGCACAAGAAATTGTGCAAGGAGTAACTGTTATGTACTCCTATGAATTTGAAAATGAAACCAATCCTATTGCCGTAGCATTTTCAGCAACTCGCCAGCAAGATGGTGGTTATCCCTATTTGCAAGGTACTGTTACCCCCAACGACTTCAATGTCCAAAACTCAAACTTCCAACCCTCAGACATTGAACTATACAAACAAATTCAAGAAAATTGTACCGCTATCATCAACGGTACAGAAAAAACAGACAAACAAAAAAAATAAGCAGTGAAAAAGCTACTTGTTTTAACATAAAGTAATTAATATGAATAATTTTAAACGAAACTTAATAGGTAAGGACAAATTGCTGCATTCAAAGGTAGGCAATTGTATGTTGGTGCTATTTTTTGCACTGTTTTTTAAATTTTGGAGTGTGGGAACTGCTTTCGTTTTAGCGTTAGCCGCTGTATTATTGGCGGGGCTTGCAAAAGAGTTATATGACAAGTACATCAAACGCACGTTTATTGACTGGTGGGACATTGTAGCGAGCCTTACGCCTTACCCTATTGTGAAACGTATAAACAGAAATACTAATGGATAAGTTTATGAAATGGCTACTCAAAGCCAAGATAAGGATAGCGATATGGGCAACGCCTTTGGTTTTACTCTTTTATTTTGATGATAAGATACATCTAAGAGATAGGGTGTTTTATTTTTTTGTGGTATTTTTTAAGAGCGTACCGTTATTGCTATTGTATGCCTACTTCTCATCGGATAAGGAGCAGAATGCTATTTTTTACGCGGGTATATCGGTAGTGCTAATGCTTGATATGATAGCTGGTGCTTGGTATCACTTTAAGAAGGGAGATTTTGATTTTGTAGAACTTCTTAAAGGCACGATTTTTAAAATGGCAATCATAGCAATAGCCTTTATATCTCTATCAATACTGAATATACCTTTGAGCAGGACAGATGTAGGTAGGGCGTTTGAAATTACAATACAGATGATTTCATTATTATACCCAGTGAAAGATATAGCGAAAAATCTTTTTGTACTTTCAAATGGTAAATTTCCTCCTGAGTTCTTTATGAAAGCACTCTATAACTACGAGAAGAGTGGAAAACTAAGAGAATTTTACGAAAAAGTAAATAATGGGATTACTCCTAACGAATTAGATAACAATAAAACAGAGGAACAACAATGACACCGAAAGATTTTGTAAAAAAGTATAAGTCTTTTGCTTTGGAAAGCGAAAAGAAAACGGGTATATCTCACCTTTTCATCTTGGCGCAAGCGGCATTAGAGAGCGGTTGGGGTGAACGTGCAGAAGGTTATAATTTCTTTGGCATCAAAGCTAAAGCAACCACGCCTCTGCCTAATAAGCAACTATGGGTTACTAAAGAGGAGTTGGCAGTTCCCAACTCTAATAAATTCCCTGAAGTGTTGAGTATTACCAAGCTTTCTAACGGTAAGTATCTCTACAGAGTAAAAGATTGGTTTATGAAATACATCACACCCGAAGAAGGGTTTACCGACCACGCGCAATTCTTTTTCAGAAACAAGCGATATGCTAAAGCGTTGCTTGTGAAAGCTGACCCTTACAAGTTTGCCGAAGAAGTAGCAAAAGCAGGGTATGCTACCGCTACTAACTATGCAGATAGTTTAAAGAAAATTATCAAAATGTTAGAGAGTTATGAATAGAATAATCATTGCATTATTAGCATTTCTTACCTTGATAGGATGTAGGACACGCAAAGAGGTAACTAACACCGAGCAAAAGCAAGTCCAAAAAGAGCGTATTATAAAGTACAAGGATAGTACGGCTATTTTTCAGCACAACGCTCAAACCTTGCAACTCGATACACACGCCTCACAAGAGTACGAGGTAACAGTAGAGAGCGATAAGGATAGTGTGGGTAATAGCAAAGAATTAGTATATTATCGCATTCGTGACGGCGATAATGAGATGATAAGGGTAAGTGGTGGAAAGGTGAAGATTACGACTAAAAACAGCCTATCTAATAGCCAAATAGTGGCGAATACTACCCTTGATAATATAACTAAGGCTAACACTTATTTTATAGCACAAAGGCACTCGGAAACGGCTTTTTCTCATAAAACAAAAAATGTAAAAAGTTCCTATTTATACCTTATAGCTATTATCGTAGTACTATTGTTAGTCTTTTACTTTATACGAAACAAACTTAAACGCTTTTTGAAGTGAATATATTCTTAGTTTAACACCGAAAACGCCTCTTTATAGGGGCGTTTTTGTATTACTAAATAATTACTAACTTTTTCCTAAATCGCAAATATACAATCTACAACGCCCCTCCGTACCTTTGCAAAAACAAAAAATATTGTACATCTATGGTAGATAAATTTTTACAATCACTCAAAACCAAGTATGCGCACTTGGGGTTGGAAGAATCAGTTTTAAAAGCTATAGCCACCCGATTGGTTACAGCGGTTAAAGGAGAAAACGAAATCGAAAACGCCGTCCAAGGAGTTGAGGAAGAAGTTAAGCTATTGCAATCAGTAGCCGACAAAGGGCGAACCAGTCTTACAAAAGCTGAAGAGGCTCGCAAGAAATTAGAGAAAGAACTCGAAGAAATGAGGGCTAAATCTAATCCAAACCCTCAAAACCCACCTACTCCATCCACAGAGCCTAAACCTGATGAAATGCCAGAGTGGGCAAAGGGTCTTTTTGAATCTTTAAAAAAACAAAATGAAACTATTGCGGCATTCCAAGCTGAAAAGCAGCAGCAAAGTGCTAAAGAACGTTTCCTAAACCAACTCAAAACGCAGGGGGTATCAGAAACATTCTACAAACACCACTTAGGGCGTACTTTCAAAGACGATGCCGAAATGGAGGCTTTTGTAAATGAACTTAAAGCCGATGAGCAAGCGTTTTTGCAAACGCAAGCAAATGCAGGGCTTTATTCACACTCAAGACCTATTGTAGGAGGTGGATTGAAAGAAAATGAACCTTCCGCAGAAGTACAAGCATTATTTAAAAAACAATGAAACAGATAATTAAACAAACCGCAGGTAGGCAAATAGTTGTTTTTGACCAAGTATTAGCCACCCTCCCAGCTGGGGTACATATTAACGCTACTGAAGCTAAAAAACGCTTTACAGATGGCGTAGTACCCGCAGGTACGCTCCTTGTCCCTCATACTGACGGGACTTACAAGCCAGTGAATGAAACTTTTTCAGACACCAACATTGCTACAGCCGTAGGACTTACAGCTGAAGACATTGCTATTGACGATTTTCCTATGGTAGCTGTAGTTTTATCGGGTACTGCCCGCACTGAGGCTTTGCCTGATAAAGAAAAAGCAGGTGTAGGATTTATGAAAAAAGGCCTTACCCGTATCACTT